TCAAGCAAGGGTTGTGAGATAGAGCGGATCGGAGCGGGCGCTGTTGCCGATCTGGCGCACCCACAGCGCTTTGCCGGGATGCTCGGCGCGCAGGGCGGCCCAATCGGGGGCGGAGAATTGCAACGTGGGCGCGGTCACTTCCCACTGGGCCTCGGGCAGCTCGGTATCGCCAAGGCCGACCGCATAGCGTTCGAACTCCTCGGCGAGCGGTGGTTCGACCGTGCCGCTCCAGCTCCAGGCCCCGCGCGCGCGGCGGGTCCAGCTCAGTGTGGCGCTGCCGTCGGCGGCCAGGGTCAGGCGTGGGTGGACCGGGACCAGCGGCCTCAGGGTCAGCCCGGCATTGGCGATCGTCGCCTCGGCGGGCACGTCGTCGGCGAGCCCGATGGCGGCGATCGCCTCAGCCGTGCCAAGGTCGGCGGCGTCAAGCCGGATCGGCCGTTCATCGAGCAGGACCACATTCGCCCCCGCCGCCGTGCCTGTGAGCGCCGCCGCTTCGGTGCCGCCGCGCCCGCGCAGCAGCCCGGACAGCCGCCAGACAGATCCGCCGATGCTTTCGGCATGGGCAAATTGCAGCAGCTCCGCCCCGACCAGCAACCGGTTGGCCCCCGCCGCCAGGCTTTCGAGCGGGCGCGAGGCCAGTTCGAAATCGGGGGAGGCGAGGGTGACGTCGACAGCAGCCGTCCGGTCGATAATGGCCGGGTCGGCGGGTGGGAGCAGGCTTGAGAGCGTGCCGACAACCGCGCGTTGCCGCCTGGTGCCCCGGAGCGGTGACAGGCTGCCGCCGTGGTCGGCATAGAGCATGGCTCCGGTCCAGCCGCTGGTGCTCGAACTGGCGGCGGCGATCACCTGCCGTTCGTCGCGCGTGCCGAGCCCGTCCCACGGCAGCTCGCTTGCCATCAGCACGGTGGGCGTGGCCACTTCGTCGGGAGTTTCGAGATTGCGGCCCGGATCTCCGATCGCCGGGGGGAGCGCTGCGCCCGGTTCGCGGGTCAGTTCGAGCTCGACGCCGGTGTCGCGCCATTCCCAGCTTTCCACCCGCCACTTGCCGGGGCGACCGGGCACGGCGACCAGAGCGCCGGGGGCAATCCGCGCGTCCAGCTCGGCCATGCGCCATTGCAGGCGGTCGCCCGCCACGCCTTCGCGTGTGGCCATGGCCTCGATCAGGCGCAGCGCGGTGCCCGCCTGCAAGGCACCGGGAAAGTCGATGACGGTGCTTTGGCCCGCAGGGGCCTGCCCGCCAGCGCGTTGCAGACCGGGCTGATAGTCGCGCGCGACATCGTAGTAGCGCATGGCCGAGGGCAGCTTGCTGTGATCGGTGCGGCGGGTGGACATCTGGCCGTAGGCCCCGCCAAAACTCTCGTTGGCGGGGTCGACCACGGCCTCGGGCAGGGTCGCGGCGGGCGCGGCGGCAGGATCGCGCGGGTGGATCGCCAGCGGCCCCGCGCCGACATCGCAGGCCAGCGGATAGACCCGGTCGAGCAGTTCGAGCGATGCCAGCACCGGCCCGCCTTCATCCGAAAAACCGCCCAGCCCCTCAAGCCCGCGCGTGATTGCCGCATCGGCCTCCAGCGGCTCCAGCAGTTCGACGAGGCTTACCTCGCCGTCGTCGCTGGTGATCTCGAAGGCGAGTGTGGGGATGCGGTTGCCGAACTCGGCCAGTTGCAGGCTTTCGAACACGCAGTAGGCGAGGCCCCGGAAAGCAGGGCAAAGCGCACCCTCGGCGCTGGCGAGCAGCGGATCGGGCTGCTGGTCGCCATAGCCCTGATGCACGCGCAGCATGCCGCCGACCTTGAGATCGCCCGCCGCGCCGCGCAGCAGGCGGCCATCGGCCCAGATCCGGCCCAGGCGAGCAATCGGGCGGCTCGCCAGCGCCACCGCGAAGCTGCACGAATAGCTGTAGGTCTTGACCGAGGGGCTGCTCTTGCCGCCGCCGGTGGTCTCGCTGGTTTCGACGAGGTCGGTCGCCCAGATCACGCTGCCTGCTGCGCGCATGGTGCCGAAATAGCGCGGGATCGGCGTGCCGTAGCTCGAACTGGTGACGGCCAGCTCCTTGAGGCGCGGGCCTACGCGGCCGCCGGGCTTGAACACCGCGCGGTCGATCTGGTTGCCGAGCAGCGAACCGAGCGCGCCGCCAATCGGCCCGCCGAGCGCGGTGCCGACCGTGGTGAGGATAAGGGTGGCCATGGTCAGTCTCCGCTTGGGGCCAGCCGCCAGCTACGCAGCAGCGGCCATTCGACCGGGCGCGGGCCGTGGACGACCCGGCGCAGACCGGCATGGGCATGGACGAGGGTGCCGCCCTCGCCCGCGATGGCGAGGTGCAGCTGCGAGGGCGATGGACGCAGCGCGAGCACGTCGCCGGGCTGGAGAGCCTCTGCCACGTCGCGCAGGCCCGAGCGGGCGAGCGCCGGAGCAAAGCCGGTGAGCGAGGTCTGATGCAGGCGATAGGGCGGCAGCGGCCCGGCATCGCGGCCCACGGTGCGCAGGGCCAGCACCACCAGCCCCACGCAGTCTACGCCGCCTTCGCGGGACATGCCGCCGAGATGGAAAGGCACGCCGACCAGCGCCCGTGCAGCTTCGAGGAGTTGTTGCCCGCCGGCCATTATGCGCCCCCTGTGCCGTAGCGGGTGAGCAGGTCGTTACCGGGCATGAACGGCTCGCCGCGAAAGTTCGCAGCATTGCCGAAGCGGGCGGCGCAGGTGGCAATGGTGTGGTCGCACGATTCGGTCACCTCCGCGCGGTCTCCTGCCGCCAGTCCGGCAACGAGATCGCGGTCAAGCGTGAGTTCGGAGCCCGAGGCGGCCATGATCCGCATCGCGACGCCCGCCTGCGGCCCGTCGATCCAGCGCAGTCGCCCGCCGACAATCATGTCGGCTGCGGGCAGGCCCGAAAAGCTGATCGAGCCGGTTTCGCTATTGATCGCCGTCACGCGAACCAGATGGGTGAAGCGTGCGGGGCTCAGCCCGCAGTCCCGGTCGCAGAAGCGGGCGCGGCAGGTGGGGCTGGTGCGCGGCACGAGGTCGCGTTCGAACAGCGTCTTGGCCGATTGCAGGCTCGCCTCGAAGCTCTCGCCGTTTTCGGTGACGCTGGCGACCTCGCCCGCAAATAGGGCCGTGTGCTCAAGGCTTTCCCAGTCGACCACACCCACCTCGATCACGGCACCGTCATAGCGGCCCATCCTGAGGTCGGCGGGCGTGATCGCTGAATGCGAGAGGATGCCCTCCATCTCGACCAGCTCGCTCGACAGGTCGGCCGAGCGGCGGATCGACGAGGGGACCATCCCCGGCGCGGCCAGATGCGCGATGCCCGCAAACATGAGGTCGCGGTTGTGGCTGGTGAAGCCGAGCGTCACCCCGTCGCGGCGCATGATCCGCCAGTAGGTGGCTACGGTTTCGAGCGGCTGGGCGAAGAAGGTCCGGCTCATGACGCCTCCCGGATCTCGATCAGCGGCACCGAGGGCGCTTCCCCGGCGGCGAAGTTGCTGGCGGAAATATCGAGCCGGTCCTCGGCGAAGCGGACCGGCACGTCGAACAGGAAGCCCGCGCGGACCTCGACGCCCTCGGGCGCAGCGGCGGACAGCGTGATCCAGCCGCCCTCGTCATAGGTCCAGGCGCTGGTCGGGACATGATCGAGGCTGACCACGATCGAGGCAAGGCGCGGACGGGTGATCGGGCGGACCTGCGGGTCTGCCCCCGCGCCATAGCGCTTGGCAAGCTGGAAGCGGACCGTCTCGCCATCGCCCAGGCCGAGCAGCTGGTCGCTGGCCGTGGGGGTGCCGGTCTGGCCGTGGGAGCTGAAGTCGAACGGGTCGGCGAGGCGAAAACCGCGCGCCGCCCCGCGCCGGGCGCGGAAGAATTCGAGCAGCACGCCAAGCTCTGCTTCCGAGCGGATGCCGGGGCCGACATCGTAGCGCAGGCGCGCGTCGCTCCAGTGACTGTTGCGCCGCTCGAAGCCCGAGGCGGTGAGCGCCACTGAGGTCGAGAATTCCGGGCTCACTGCGAGATCGCGGCCCGGCGCGAGTGGATAGAGTAGGTCGTCGAAGGCTTGCATGGAGGTGTCCTCGCTGGAGGGAAGGCGGGTGTATCCGTCGCGCGTGACCTGCGGCAGCGCCCAGACGAACAGGCGCTCGACGCCCCGCGCGCGAGCCTCGTCGAGGCCCCGGTCGATGCGCTGCCAGTAGCTTTCGGCATCGGCGGGGCTGAGCACGAAACCGGCCAGATAGTCCTGCACGTCGAGCGGGTAGTGCAGGCGGCCCTGCACGGCGGCGTAGGCGGCGCGGCGGGCGCCCTCGGCCCCGGCGGTGAGCCAGTCGTAGTCCTCGACCTGGAGCCGGTCGTAGGCGGGCCAGGCCCAGCCCTCGGGCAGGCTGGCGCGGCGCAGTTCGGGGCGGGCCGGGTCAAGCAGCGTGGGGGTGAACACGAGCAGATAGACCGTCGCCGCGCCGCCCGCCGCAGTGCGGACATGGTCGCGTAGCGCGGCGGTGGAGGCGGCCAGCGTGGCCCCGGCCCAGTCGAGCAGGTCGAGCTGGGCGGCATCGAGCGAGGCGGTGAGGTCGGGGATTTCGGGGGCCGATCCGCGCGCGGCGATCACGGCGTCGTCATAGAGGCAGATGTGGCCATCGAAGGTGAGCCACCACCACGGTTCGCCGATCTGGAAGTGGACCGGCAAGCCCTCGGCCACCACCAGCGCGGTGAAGGCCCCGGCGACCGTGCGCAGGTAAGCCATGGCCGTGTCGTTCGCTGGCGAGAGCAGAGTGGAAGGCGGCTCCCATCCGGTCAGCGCGCGCGAACCGTCGTAAGCGCGCTGGCTCCATTCCGGTGGGCAGTGCTCGGCGAACAGCTCGTAAGAGAGCGAGACAATCGGCTGGTAATCGAGCCGCGCGCATTCGGCGAGGAAGGCGCGGTGCCACGCCTCGCACGGGGTGCAAAGCTGTGCCGGCTCTTCCACCAGCAGCGCGCCGCTGGGCTGGCGGGCGAGCCGGTAGAAGTGGCTCATTCCGACATAGTGGACGATGGCCCCGCGATAGCCGAGGCCGAGCACATTGCGCAGCACCCGCGCTGGGGTGAGGTTATAGCTGTCGTCGTAGGCTGTCGCCATGCCGACATCGTGCGGGGGCACCACTACGTCGCCCAGCTTGACCATCGCGCGGTGGCCCTCGCAGGCGATGCCGGTCAGCTCGACCCAGCCATTGGCGCGCGCGGGCAGCAGCGTGTGATCCGCGGGATCGTGGCCCGGCGGGACCAGCGAGATGAACATTCGGTCGATATCGGAGGGATGGAGCGCGTCGCCATCGGCCAGCCAGCCTTCGCGCAGCTCGGAAAAGGGCAGCACAACGGCGGCATCGTCGGGCGCGCCCTCGGCGTAGTTCCACAGCCGCACATACCAGGTGCGCGCCGCGCCAGAGGCATCGCGCCCCTCGATGGTGAGCGTGGGCCCGTGCACCTGATCGAGCGCCACCACGCCTGCCGAGCGCCAGCGGAAGCGCAGGCTGGTGTGCGCATAGTCGCGGTCGGTGGCATAGGCGAGCAGGGGGTGGTCGTAGCGGTCCTCGCTTTCCCAGATCAGCCCGGCGAGCGCATCGCGGTGGTGGAACTCGCAGTCGATGCGCAGGCCGTCGTGCGCGATGGTGGTGAGGCTCGCCATTTCGGGGCGGGGGAAGTCGACGGTCCAGAAGCGCGGGTCGAACCGCTGGAGATAGTCGAAGTCCTGTCCGTTGCGCTTGCGCGCCAGCCAGTATGCCATGTGTTTTCCTCCCTCAGGCGCCGCGCAGCGCGCGGGCGACAGCGCTGGCGACCTGGCGCGACGAGCGGCGCAGCATCGCCGGGCTATCGGTGCCGCGCTCAGCGGCGAGGTTGATCGACACGCGCACGTCCTTGCCGCCGCCCTGCGGGGCGAGCGTTTCGACCCGGCCCGCCGAGGTCGGCACGAACAGCTCGGGGCCACGCTCGCCGACGAGGAACGGCATTCCGGGCGCGACCGGTCCGCCGGTGGCGCGCCCCGGAAGGCCCAGCAGTGCGCCGAGCGTATTGCCGAACAGGCCGCCCAGCCCACCGCTTGCGCCTTTTGCCGGGCCGCCGCCGAACAGCGCGCCGAGGCCGTTTTGCACGGCGCTGGCGGCGATCTCGCTCATCGCGCGCAGGGCAACCTGCTTGAGGTCGTCGAAGCCCAGACTGCCGCGCCGGATCGCGCCGAGCAGCCCGCGTTCGAGTACCGATCCGGCCTTTTCGAACCCGCCGATCAGCGAGCTGTCGACGCTCGCGCGCATGGTTTCGATGTCGGCGCGGAAATCGCTGGTGCTGGCGCGCACTTCCACCAGCAGCGGTTCGAGATCGTCAGTCATGCCTGTCTTGCTCCAGCAATGCGGCCAGCTCGCAGCGCGTTAGGCCCTCGGCCTGCTCGCCATTTTGGTTTGCGAAAATGCAGAAAAGTTCCGCTGGGGTTGCCCGCCAGAAATCCTGCGGGTTCCAGCCCAGCGAGCGGCACAGCTCCCCGCACAGCCGCAGGGCGCTGTCGGAGAGGTCCTCGCTCATGGGCGGCCTTGCAGGATCTGGCGCAGGATCGTGCGTAAAGGCGCAGCGGCGGCGGCAAGGCCCATGGCCATCACCGCTTCGCCCACCTGTTCGCGGGTGACATCGCCTTGCTCGGCAAGGCAGTGCCAGAACAGAGCGGCGATCTCGGACAGGCGCAGCTGGCCCTCGCCCGCCCGCTCGACCAGCGCGAACAGCGGGCCAAGCTCTTCCTCGGCCAGGACCAGCGCGTGAAAGCTGGGACGCAGCAGGCGGGGTTTGCCCGCCACCACCAGCATTGCCTCGCCGCGTGCGGGATTGTGGCGAGCCTGACTCATGCCGGAACGACCGGGCCGGAGCTTTCGAGCTGCAACGTGTAGTTGCGCTCGCCATTGAAATCGCCCGCATAGTCGAGCCGCTGGACGAGGAAGCGCCCGCGCAGCTTCTCGCCGTCCTCGAAGCTCAGTTCATAGTCTTCGATGGTGCCCGCCAGTGCGTGGGCGCGAACGGCTGCTTCGGCGCTTGAACCGAGAAAGATCCCCGCTGCGCTGACCGACACCGAGCGCGTCCCCGCCCCTGAGAGCAGATCGCGCCAGCCGCCCGATTCCTTGTGGGTGACGACCACCGCGTCGCCATTGATGGAGAGCTGCGTGGTGCGCAGCCCGGCGACGGTGGCATAGGCGGGCGAGGCGGTGCCGTCGCCGATCTTGAGCAGGAAGGCAGAGCCTTTTTGGGCAGTCATGGGCAGGTACTCCGTGTAGAAAATCAGGCTTCGAAAAGGCGGAAACGGTATTCGAGCAGCACCGCACGCCTGAGGTTCGCGCGCTGCTCGGCGCGCCCGCGCAGGAACTGGGCCGAGACGAGGCGGAAGCTGGGATGCGCGGCGGGCATGGTCTCGATCCGGTCGGCGACCAGCGCGGCGAGGTCGGCGCTTTCGCCCGCCTCCTCGCCGCGCAGGTGCAGTTCGAGCGCCACGCGCACCTCGCGCCCGCGCCGGTCCTTGGTGCTCCAGTCGATGCTGGCGCTGGTGGCCACGGCAAGCCAGGGCGCGCTGGTGCGGGTGGGCACCTCCTCGGTGATGGAATTGAGCAGCGGGGCCAGCAGCGGGTCGCTCGCCAGCCAGTCGATCAGCGCAATGCGCAGGGCACTTTCCATGGGATTACGGCTCCGATGTGAAGGCGGGCCACAGCCATTCGGCGCGGCGCCAGGACTGTTCGCCCGGCTCGGCAGCGAGGCGGCGCTCGGCCGCCCGTGCCAGCGCTCGCTTGCGCGCCTGCCGTTCGAGCGCCCGCGCAAGCCCGGCGAGCCCGGGGATCTGCGCGGTGATCATGCCAACCGCATCCGCCGCCAGGGCTGCCACAGCGCCGCGACGGCGGCGGGCGGGGCGCTCTTGGCGCTGTCGTCCTCGCGGGCGCGGAAGTGGTGCGCGGCAAGGCGCAGCACCCCGTGGCACAGGTCGGCGGGCAGCAGGTCCCAGTCGGCGGCAAGACCGGCTGTGTAGCGAACCACCAGCCGCTTCTCGCTGACCGGCACCACGAGGCGAAAACGGCCCTCCGCCCGCGCCGTGATGTCGACCAGATAGCTGGTCGGCGGCAGGGTGGTGCGCGAGGCGTCGCTTGCCAAAGCCTCCACCGCGAGGATCGCGCGCACGGGCGTGAGGTCGAGCGTCTGCCAGCCGGTGCTGGCCTCGCGCATTTCTTCGTAGGTCGCCTCCAGCGCGATTCTGCCGGTGAAGGCCTCGCAGGTGGCGAGGCTGGCGGCGAGCAGGCGGGTCAGCTCCGCGTCGTCGCGCGCGGTGGTGATGGCCAGCCAGGCCTTCAGCTCGGCGAGCGCGGCTCCGGCAAGGTCAGGTGGCGTGACGAGTTGCCGCTGCATGGCGGTCTCCTGTGTCTCGGCAAGAACAAAGGCGCGCCCGCTCCGGCGAGGAGGGGGGAGTGGCTCGCGGTTAGCGGGCGCGCACGGACGCCGGGCGTGCCTGAGGCTGGCACCGCCCGGCGGATTGAAGGCGCTTAGGCCTCGATCTTCAGCAGCTTGATCGCCGCGCTATCCAGCACCTGCCCGCCCACGCGCTTGGTGGCGTAGAAGTGGACGAACGGCTTGTTGGTGAACGGATCGCGCAGGATCGACGTCGCGGTGCGTTCGGCGATGAGGTAGCCGTTGCGGAAGTTGCCGAAGGCGATCGGGTACTGGTCCGCCGCGATATCGGGCATGTCCTCGGCCTCGACCACCGGATAGCCGAGCAGACGGTCGGGCTGGCCCTCGACCAGACCCGGCTGCCACAGGAAGGCCCCGTCGCTAGTCTTCATCTTGCGCACCTCGGCCAGCGTGGCCGAGTTCATCACCCAGCTCGCGCCCTGGCGGTGGCCGGCCTTGAGCGTGTGCACGAGGTCGATCAGGCGGCTTTCCGGGTTGGCATCGAAGCCCGCGGCATCGCCCGAGCCGATATATTGCAGGCTGCCGAAGGGTCGCACCGCGTCACCCGCCATCGACGTGGCCGAGGCAAGGAAGCCGAGCGGCTGGTTGACGCCGGTGCCGTTCACGAAGGCAGAGCCCTCGGCAGCGGCGAATTCGACTGCGATCTCGGCGGAGAGCCAGCCTTCGAGGTCGAACCCGGCATCGTCGAGCATGGCTTGGCTGGCCGCGGGGTTGGCGTAAAGGTCGCCCGACGGCGGGGCGACCTCGGCGAAGGTCGGGCTGGCGGTTTCGGGGCGAGCATCGCCCTCGCCGACCCAGCCCGAGGCGACCCCGCCGGTGGCGACCAGCTTGCGGTAGCCCGCGTTGCCCACCTGCACCACCTGCGCGATCTGGCGGATCGGCGAGATGGTCTTCAGCTCGCTGGCGATCATCGCGTCGATCTCGCGCGGCACGGCATAGCCGCCGTCACCCGGCGTGAGGCCCGAGAGCGACTTGAGCTCGGTCTCGCGGCCCTGCCGTAGGTAGCCGGTGACGAAGCTCTTCACTTCGGGGCTTTCGGTCTTCACCACGCCATCGAGCGCGGGGCGCGAAGCGGCGCGGCTGACACGGTCGAGCCGGGCCTTCACCTCGTCGACGTCCGAGCGCAGCACCTTGATCGCCTTCTCGGCTTGGTCCTGGCGCGAGACCAGATCGAAGCTCTGCGCGATCACTTCGGTTTCGATTTCCATATCCATATCAGCTAGTTACCTTTTCGGTTGGGGGCACGAGAAATGAGACCGCCCCCCGAGTGGGGCCGGTCAGGGGGATTTTTGTGGGGGTTGAGGGAAGCCGGAGCGGGATGGCACGGCATCGCATAAAGCCCTTCCCCTTGGGGAAGGGTTGGGATGGGGGGTCCGCGCCAGCCAGCCAGCGTCGAGCCCCCACCCCCGGGCCTCCCCAAGGGGAGGGGAGTAAGGAAGATCAGGCAGACCCTAGGCGACGAAATGCACTCTCGCTCCGGGCTGGAGCGGCTGGGTCACGAGGCTCACCTCGAACAGGTCGATATCTTCGAGCACACGGCCATCGAGCGTTTGGCGATAGCCACGCGCGCGGTAGCCGAAGCTGAGGCCGTTCACCCGTTTGCCGAGCAGGTCGCTCACCGCGCGGCTGCGGGGATTGTCGAGCCGGGCGATCACGCGCAGGCCTTTTTCGTCCTCCTGCGCCAGATCGACCGTGCCGATCTGCTGCTCCGGCCGGTGTTGCCAGAACAGCGGCAGCGGCTCGCGCCGGTCCGCCAGCGTGCGGGCGAAAGCGCCCTTGCGGATGGTGTCGCCCGCAGCGTCGGCCACGTCGAACAGGGCGGCATAGCCCGCCAGCCGCACCATCACCGCAGCAGCCCGAACACGCCGAGCCGCACGGCGATGCCGACCAGAAGCAGCGCCAGCACCCCGCGCACGACCCATTCGACGGTCGCCTTCCACGCGCTCGCCTTTGCGCTGCGCCAGGCTTCGAGCAGCTCGCGCAGTTCGTCGATATCGCTCTGCGCGTGGTCGTCCTCGAGCCCGATGCGGGTGAGCACGCGGTCCGCGCCCAATTCGCTCGCCTCCTCGACGATGGCGCGCAGGGTCACGAGGTCGGCACCGCCGGTCTGCGCCTGCGCGATGAGCGCGGCGAGCATGTCTTCGCGGGTCATTGGTTATCTCCGTTCGTGTTTTGTTCGGGTCCGGGAGGCAGGCTGAGCATGGCGCGCTTCTCGGCCTCGCTCAGGAAGTCGGCGCCGGTGACCTGCGCCCACAACTTCTCGCGATCCTCCGACAATGCAGGCACCCGGTCGAGATCGACCGCGAGGGCGACACCGGGGAACCACGGTTGCAGCCCCTCGGAAATCCCGCCGAGGATCTTCGCCGCCAGCGGCAGCAGCGTGAGCCGCCACAGCGCACGGTTGGCCTCCTTGTAGTTGGCATAGGTGTTGTCGCCCGGCAGCCCGAGCAGCATCGGCGGCACCCCGAAGGCGAGCGCAATGTCGCGCGCGGCGGCGGCTTTCAGTTCGGCAAAGTCCATGTCGGCGGGCGAGAGCGACAGGCTCTGCCACTTGAGCCCGCCCTCCAGCAGCATCGGACGGCCCGCATTGCCGCCGCCCTGATAGGCTGCGGCCAGTTCCTCCTTGAGCCGGTCGAACTGCTCGCCGGTGAGTGTGGAAGCCTCGCCGGTATCGTAAACCAACGCGCCCGAGGGCCGCGCGGCGTTTTCGAGCAAGGCGCGGTTCCAGCTGGCGGCGGCATTGTGGATCGCCACCGACTGTTCGGCGGCGATGAGGCAGCCTGCGCCGTAGTGGTCGTCGGTCGGGTGGAAGGTTTTGAGGTGGATCAGGCAGGGCCAGCCGTCCTCGTCCTCCAGCGGCAGGTCGACTTTGGTGTCGCCCACGGTGTAGCGATAGGCGGCGGGCCAGCCGTCGGCGCCGGGGACCACGCTGATGCGCTCGGGGCGCAGGGCGAACAGCTCTGCGGGCTTGCCCGAGGCATCGCGGGCGATCTGCACATAGCCGTTGCCGTTGAGCAGCAGGTGCGCGGCGAGCGTTTCGAGCAGCGACTGCCCCGCGCTGGTGGCCCGCACGAGGGCGAGCGCTTTGGGATCGGCCTCGGCAATCGGCGCGCTGCCGACGCCCTCGGCAACGATCCGCACCGCGCGCTGGGCGACGGGGTTTTCGATATAGCCGCGCCGGATTGAGGCGGTGTAGTCGAAGCCGGTCCGCCCCGCGTGGGCCTCGTAAGCGAGCGCCCAGGGCGAAGTGAAGCTGCGCGCCAAAGGCACGCGAGCCCCGTCTCCGCCCTTGAAGGCGGAGCGGAGCGTGTCGATGAAGGACATGCTATTTCCTTTTGCGTTGCTATCTTGCTCGCCCGAACCGATGATCCGGCGATGACTTTGAAAGACTACTTGCTTGGCCGGCGGTTTGAGTTGGTTTCAGCATTGCCGCGAGAAGAGATTGCGCGGCGGATTAGTACCGCCACGCCGTCGATGTTGAGTCCGTTGGCCAGGGGAGTCGCCGGCTCATGCCGGTTTGGCAGGCTCAGATTGTTTTGGCGGATCCCATTTTTTGACAACGGATTTGCGCCGGTTTTTGCGGGCCGGCTGACCAGTGACAGGCGCCAGACCCGAATTTCTGCTCGCTGGGGAGCCTCGTTATATGTGAGAGTGTTTTTTACGATTTGGTATGGGCTGGTGCTGGTAATAGCGATCAGCTTGGCAACAGCTTTATTTGGCGGAAGGCCTAGTGCGGGTAACGATCTGTTGATCGTTCCTTTCGTTGGCCTGTTTGCGCTGGTGCCACTACTCGTTCATCTTGTATTTAATCGCTCGGCAGACAAGCATCTCACGATTATCCTTGCTTTCTTAGTCGCTGAGATTGCGGCGACCGAAGCGCCTATATCTGGCGGACGTGCGGCACGCTCCTCCGCCCCAACATCAGCTCACTAAGCGCCCAAACCAGCGCATCGGCCCGATCCGGCGACCGCCCGGGCCCTTCATAAGTCCCGCCCGCCAGGAGCCCGCACAACTGGTCCTCCAGCGCCGCGAAATGGCCGACATGCTGCACCCGGTCCGCTTCATATAAAGCCGCAATCGGCTCGGCCCGCGCGGCCTTGCCTCGGCTGGCGTGGACGAGCTTTACCGGCATCGCGCAGTCCGCTGCGCGCAGAACGCTCTGCACCATGTCGCCGCCCTGATTGGCCTCGGCTATCACGCGGTCGGCGCGCCAGATGCGTACGGCCTCGGCCACCGCTGACGCCCAGCGCTCGGGCGTTGCGCCGCCGACAGAGTGGTCGGCCAGCACCTGGCCCAGGCCCTCAGCCGTCACGCCGCAGACGATAATCCCGCACTCGTCGCCGCGCGCCGAGGCGGGCGGGTCGACGCCGACCACGATCCGCACGCACTCGCCCTTTGGCCCATCCCACGCGGGGGAGAGGTTGGGGAGGGCGGCTCCTGTCCCGTCGCCCGCCAGCGTGGAGCCCCCACCCCCCGGCCCCCTCCCCTCGAGGGGAGGGGGGGGCTGGCGGCATTTCTCTAACAGGGCGCGGCTCCACAAAGCCCCCTCGACCTCGCGCAGCATTTCGCCGTCCAGCTCCTGCCGCCCCAGCGACGAGCCGCCGAACTGGCTCAGCATCGCCTCGTAGTAGGCGGTCGGCAGTACCCCGGCGTTGTCTGCCGTGCGGCCGCGCGCCAGCACCACACTGCCGTCGCCGCGCTCGGCCTCGGCCAGCAGGCGCTGCATCAGCGGCACCGCGCGCGGGGTGCTGGTGGCGAGAATGCGCGGGTGCTCGCCCAGCCGCATCCCCAGTTGCAGGTTGTCCCAGCAATCCATCGCCCGGCCGCCGGCATTGTCCCACTTGGCGATCTCGTCGCACCAGGCGTGGGTGTGCTGCGGGCCGCGCAGGCTTTCGGGCTCGCCTGCCGAATAGAGGAAGGCCTGCGCGCCGTTGGGCCAGGTCAGCCGCTTCAGCGACGGCTCGAAATCGGGCACCAGCGCGCGCGGCGAGGCCGCCAGAATGCCGCTTTCGCCCTCGACCATCACGCTGCGCACCTCCGAGAGGCTCGCGCCCACCAGCGCGATGCGCGCGGTGCCATCGTTGCGCGCGACATTGCGCACCCATTCCGCGCCCGCGCGGGTCTTGCCGAAGCCGCGCCCGGCACAGATCAGCCAGATCCGCCAGGCGCCCGGTGGCGGCAGTTGTTCGTCGCGCCCCCAGACCTCCCAGTGCCAGGAGCCCAATGCCTGCCGCTCGTGCGCGAGCAGCGTCTTGTCGAGCGCCAGACGGCGGTGTTTTCCGCCATCGCCGCCGGCGCGGAACCAGCGGCCCCGGCTGTCGCGCGGCTGCTTACTCGCCATCGTTCGGCCCGCTCTGGCGCTTGGCCTCCAGCTCGGCGGCGCGCTCTTCGCGGGCGCGCTGGGCGTCGATCTTGGCGTTGATCTCGCGCATCGTGATCACCTCGTCCTGCAATGTCTGGCGGCCTTTCTCACGCGCCACGCTCTCGCGGTGGGCGAGCAGGCAGCGAAAGGCGGTGCCGATGTCGTATTTGCGCTTGTTGCCGTCCTCGTCGACGTCCTCCAGCCGCCCTTCGCGCAGGCGGGCGAGCAGGTCCATTTCGAGGCTGTCGTATCCTTCCGCGAGCGCCGCATACCAGCGGGCGGCGAACTCGGCGCTTTCGCGGCGGCGCTTGTAAACCAATGACTGGCTCACCCCGGCTTCCTTGGTGGCAGCCTTCACATTGGAGGTCTCTGCCAGTTCGTTGATGAAAGTGGTCTCCCAGTTACGTTTGGCCAT